AGTCAAGGTATAAAACAGATTTTTTTGCAGGTTTTACTGTTCCCGGAAGTTTTACCTCTTCTAGTATAGTGTATCCGCGAAAAATATCTTTGATTATTTCTCGTGCCCTGAGATGGTAGAATGATCGTTTTGATCTGTCGTTGTCTATGTATTTTTTTAAATCTAGATTATATTCACGACCATTTAGTCCAACAACTTTCATAGAAAAACTTCTCTTATCTGTTGATAAATGAATTGCGTGATTTCAGTGTTTTCCTCTAGGAAGGTATTTACCTTTTCCATCCCCTGAAACTTAAAGGCTTTTGAGATAGCTTCATCGTTTTCGTGGTCAATCTCGTTTTCTATTAACCAGTTTTTGATCACTGGATCGTCTTTATTTTCCACAGCACAAGATATAGTGTACCAAGCACCACTTCGGTTTATCATAGCAAATTCACTAGCTATCTGGGCTACTTCCTGACATTCATCAATGCCGATCCCGTAGCGAATCCACCCCTCTGCCGTAGAGTTGGGAGTTCCTCCGGCTGCCGATGTCTTGATTACCCAGTTGGCGACTTGGCCAACGTGATTGCCAGAGTCTTTAGGCACTTCCCATTTGCCACGGTGGGTGATTACCATGTTGGTTCCAGCTTGGTATTGAAGCATATTTCCGCAGTCTGCCATCTTGTTCGGAGAATATCTACTGCCACCAGTGTTTGCTATGTTGTGTGTAATAAAGATGCATATAGCTTTCATTCTAGCTACGTCGCCGCTTATACGCTTAAAGAACATAGATAAGAGTCTAGGCAAAGCGTTGCGTACTCCAGTTCTAATTTCACCATCTAACTCATCTTGAGGAACCATGCTTGAAGTTGAGTCGACAATAGCTACCAAGTCCGGAGTGTTCTTGATATACGTCTCAAGCGTGTTTAGATATTTCTCAGCGGAGACCATGGGCTCTTTATCTGTGGCCTGAACAATTTTAATCTTGTCAATGTCTAGGTCTTTTATGCCCTTGAAATTCTCCTTGGTTAGTCTGCCCTCAGTGTTAAAGTAAAAGACATTCTTGCCTGCCTTTTGAGCTTTAGCTGCAAAATAAAGTGCTGTAGTTGTCTTTCCGGTCTTAGGATCTCCGGTCATCACCACGCAACTTCCTTCCCTCAAGCCTCCGCCTAAAGCGATGTCTAGGGCTGGGGATACGCCAATGGTATTAAAATTTTCTAGGGTGGCCAAGACCTGACTTCCCGACTCAACTATGGCACCGTATTTCTTATTAATTTGATTACTAACTGGATCGTTTTCAAACTCAATGATTTTAGATTTCTTCTTCCCCATTTTCAAGTTTCCTTAATGTACTTAGTATATTTTTCTTTCCGAACTTCTTCTTTTGGTGCTTCGCTTCCTTCTTTACTTCAATCTCTTGTTTTCGGTTTAATTGACTAACTAATAGTAGCTGATACTTCTCAATAACCCTAATAGCATTTGGGTGATTCAAAGAAAAAATGCGTTTAAATTCATTTGATAGAACAGCCTTAACAAGTGCTTCTTCCAAAAAGTTGTGATCTTTCAGCATTTTGTTAGCGGCAATGAGCTGTCTTTTGAATGTCCAGTCCCAAGGTTTCTTACTCCAGAATTTATAGGGTAGGGAGCCTTCGTTTTTATTCTCCGCATTCTTCTTGCACATTATCTCGGCAACATAGGCAGCACAAGTGCAATAGTCTCCAGTGCTCTCGTGTTTATACCTACTTTTGTCTGTTCTTTTTCGTTTTTCGGTCATCGTAAATAATCCCTTCTTCAAAACAAGAGTCGATGTCGTCCTCATAACTTTTCTCCTCAACGAGTTCCGGCATTATCCACATTTTTTTGTAGACAATATCCTCTTTAATTACACCTACGGTATAGTAATCTTTAGAGTCTCCACCCATCTGTCCCAAGACGGATCTAATAAAGTATAGACCATCAGCGTCTGATAGGTCTATCTTAACTTCGTGTGATCTGAATTGAAGACGGAAGTCCTTAACAAAAACAGATCTATCTTCGCAGTATCTCTTCAGACCCGGCCAAGTTTTATATTCATGAAAGAAAACTTCAACTCCATTAGTAAGTGCCACCTTGACCCAGATTACGGTTTTGTTTTCTCTATATCGTTCTAGGAATTTTTCGTTATTCATCTTTAATTTTCGTTACACATTTTCTTCTGCTGGATTTATTCTGGTTAAATGACGCTCGCATGTCATCAGTCATGACGGATGCGTTGGGCGTCATCACGATTGACCCGTTGGATTTTGCAAACTGTCGAGAAAGTAACGTCTCCTTATTCTCCGGTTCTTCTTCTTTCTTCGATAGGGCATTCTTGTTTATGAAGTTTTGCACAGATTTCTTGGCTCTATCCAATTCCTTACAAAGTCGATCTACATCCATTTCCTCTGAATATCTATTTTCTATGTAAAATTTCTCTGCCTTGCTTAGTGGTCCAGTTTTAGTCATTTAAAAATCCTCTCTGAGCTTTTGTTAAGTATATTGAATTGTTTGTTTTAAGATACATCATGTAGAAATCAAAAGTATTTTTAGACACTCTTTTAAAACCAGATTCTAAAAATCTTTTTCGATTGGAGTAGGTGCCTACGGGGTCATACAGCGTATGTTGTAGCACCTTTACTAGATATACCTTTTCCCTGTCGTCGACAGAGATCATTTTGCCGTAACAGTCCTTAACCCCGGAATTCTCTATGGCCGAACCGTTCCTGTCAAATAGCACTTCTTGAGTAACAATTTCGTTGACAGATCGTTTTATTCTATGGAAAGACATTTAACTTTTCCCCTCAATTATATATTTAGATTTCTGTTCCTTAGTCATATTTTGTACCTCTTTATTGGTTGCTGATTTGTGTTTGTCGTACCAAGTTTTTGGTTCAGTAGGCTTATCTTCGGATGCTTTATGCTTATTTTCTTGAATTAAGGACTTGTTATTTTTTGCGTTTCTATCGGCCAGCGTTCCTATTGTGTTCGCGTTTTTAACAAAGGCGTAAGCACCTCCCGTTATAACTCTTGTCAGTGTGTCCTCTTTGCAACTTGGACAGTTTACCAGTGGGTCGTCTTTTACAGATTGGTAAACATCTTCTAGTAGGCGGTTGCAAGAGTCGCACTCGTAGTCGTATAACATTAATTCTCCAATGCTCGTAGAACTTTTCCTATCATATCATTTCTTTGAATATCTTCGTAGTCTAATTCACATAAGCCTACTCCTTCGATATTTCTTAGTCTGTCCATACAGTGATCCAGACCGCTTCTGCCTCTAAGGTCATCTTGATTTATATCTCCATTTATCAACACTTTACTGTTTTGACCCATTCTGGTTATGAACATTTTTATTTGTTCAACAGTACAGTTTTGAGCCTCGTCTAGTATCATGTATGCGTTATGGAAGGTAGACCCCCTCATAATTTCTAACGGCTTATACTGTATTTGACCTCCGTTGTCATACAGTCCATAGTAAGACTGGCCAAGGAAGTATTTTAAGTTTTCTTGCATCGGTAAAAGATATGGTGCTATCTTCTCTCCAATTTCTCCGGGTAATGAACCAATCTCTTGACCAGTACAAACCAAGGGCCTAGTGACTATAACTTGGTCTACTACACCTCTGTGTAAATGTTCTGCTGTTATCCCTGCTGCTATAAAGGATTTTCCAGACCCCGATGGGCCGGAACAGAAAACAATATCGTTCTCTATAATGGATCTAATGTAATTTGCTTGGTTCTCGGTTTTTGCTTCTAGGTATTGAACTTTTGGTTTCTTGTCTTCTCTAAGTTTGTCTCTTCTGAGTCTTCTAGATTTTGACATTTAGGTTTATAATCCCTTTAGGTTTAAAGATCTGTTTATTTTACAAAAATTCTATCCATGCTCACTGGTCTTGAGTTATTTTATTAACTCTCTTTCATAGTTTCATGTCTCCCAAATCCATGTCTTCCAGATCGTTTTTACTAGCTCCAATTTTATAACTAGTAATCTCATGCTCTTGTGGTGCAACCTGAACAGATTCGCTTTGCATCCAAGCCTGAGTCCATCCTGCTATTGGATTTTTACCAACGTTATCATACGGTAAACCGATAGATTTTCTTCTAGACATACAAAGCCAGTCAATGTACTGATGTAGAACTGTCTCGTTAAGACCAATGATGGAGCCGTCCTTGAATAGGTATGATGCCCATTCCTTTTCTTCTGCCGCCGCACTTTCAAACATTTTTATAGCAGCACTTTGACACTGTTCGGAGGTCTTTATAAACCCCTCAGACTCTTCTCTATGAAGGATCTTTAGTATGCTTTGGGTAGTGGCTAAGTGTAGGGATTCGTCACGTTTGATTAGTTTTATAATATCTGCATTGCCAGCCATCTTTTTGTTCTCGGCAAAAGCAAAGGAGCAAATAAACGATACATAAAACCTTATAGCCTCAAGGATATTAATACTGACTATAGTCATGTATATCTGCTTTTTAATATCAGACAGTTTATTTTTATCGCAAGCCATGCCCATCAAACTATTATAGTCTCGGATAGCTCCGTTTGCACGCTTCATTATTTCTTTATCTTCATAGATACCTTCAAAAACCTCTTTGCTGTCTGCGTACACATTTTGTATGATGTAGGAGTATGATTGACTATGTATCTTCTCAAAGAATTGCCACGTCATGAGACACGCCTCAAGCTCTGTATTGGTGACAAACCCAAGGAGGGTAGGTACACCTCGACAGATTACACTATCAAGCATTGTTTGGTATTTTAAGTTAGACGTAAATATAAACTTTTCATTATCCGACATCTGCTTAAAGTCACCACGATCCTTCTTAAGCTCGATCTCTTCTGGTCTCCAGAAGTTCATCATCTGCTTGCTATCTAAATCCTTAAAGATAGGATACTTTAATATGTCGTACCTCTGAACGCCCAAGTCCTTGCCTAAAAAAAGAGGTTGGCTCATTGGGTCTACGTGTTTGGTATTAAAGATAGTTTTCATATTGCACACGCTCCTGATTCGCAACCCATGTCTTTTTCTGTTTCGCCGTCCCCATCTGGAGTGTTTGCGTAATAGAAATTCTTTAATCCGTATTTATAGCCATATATCTGATCTTTAATTAATACGCTAAGGGGAATGTTTCCATCCTCATGATGTGCGTAATTATAATATAGATTTGTGCTCATGCTCATGTCTACAAACTTTTGAATAACGGATGCTATATTTATTATAGCCTTATTATCGGTCATCTCCCAAGCTAAACTATAATAATTTTTTCTCATGTGGTAATTTGGGACGATCTGCTTAAGAACGCCATTCTTAGCCTTCTTGTGGATCAACAAGCTTCTGACAGGCTCAATCCCATTCGTGCTGTTCTGAATCACGCTGGACGACTCACAGGGCATAATGGCTGACAGAGTGGAGTGTCTCAACCCGTATTTTTTTATACGTTTTCTGAGACCCTCCCAGTCCATGTTGTAAGTTGGTTTGACCAATTCGTCAACCGTCTTCTTATACCAATCTATGGGTAGTAGACCTTTAGCATATTTTGTATCTTCAAACTTGTTGCAAGCACCCTTTTCTTCGGCCAGCTCGCATGATGCATTGATAAGATTCCACTGGATTTGTTCCATAGTTTCGTGTACCAATCCCAATGTGGCCTCGTCTTCATACTTTAGTTTATTCTTAGCCAAGAAGCCAGCCAAGTTTGTAATACCGATTCCTAGAGACCTTCTGTTCTTTGTGAAATTTTCACCAGCTACAACTGGGTAGTCTTGGTAATCAATTACAGACTCTAACGTTCTTACCGCCATTCTACAAGCGTTTTCTATGTCTTTCTCGTTTGACATTTCTAGTAGATTCAAAGCAGAAAGGATACAGATTCCAATCTCTCCGTCTGGGTCGTCGATAGACTGAATTGGTTTTGTGGGGTGAATAATCTCTTGACAAAGATTAGACATCTTGACTGGGATATCCCACGATCCGTGTTGATTGGCTGAGTCAATATTCATACTATATATACGCCCTGTCTCAAGGCGTTCTCTAGCAAATATCTCAGCAACCTTTCTTGCTGGAACTTTTCTCTTAAACTTAAGTGTTCTTGAGTTTTCGTATTTAATGTATAGCTCCTCGAACTTTTCATTGTCTCCAAACGCTTCATATAGTCCGTCAGCCTCAGCGGGACTGAACAATGTAATGTCTTCATTGGCAATCAACCTGTCGTAAAACAGTTTGCAGAATTGAACAGAATAGTCTAGCTTACGAACACGGTTATCGTCTGTTCCTGCGTTGTTCTTTAGAACCATAACATCTTCAATTTCAAAGTGCCAAAAGGGGATGTGTACCGTTGCGGATCCTCCACGCAGACCATTCTGAGATGTAGACTTGACGGCAGACTCGAAGTTTTTTAGGTAAGGAATTAAGCCTGTGTGAATCACCTCTCCTCCGCGAATGGGAGAATTGATAGGACGCATACGACCAATGTTTAGACCAATCCCAGCACGCCTTGCTGTGTATTTACCTACTGCATGGATAGACGAAAAGATGGCGTCAAGATTGTCGTCAATGTCAACTAAGACACAACTGGCAAACTGTCGTATGTTTGTTCTGACGCCCGCCATGATGGGGGTGGGTAAGTTGATTTTAAAAGTGGAATAACACTCATAAGCCTTTTTAACTTCTTCAACTGTTTCAAATAGACACATCGCTATGCACATGTAGGCAAGCTGAGGTGTTTCGTAGATATTCCCAGTACTTCTGTTTTTAACAAGATATTTATCAATTAATTGCTGAAGGCCTGCGTATGTAAATAAATCATCCCTATCGTGATTTATACATTTAGCAAACAATTCGACTTCTTCTTCCGACCACCTATCTAAGATCAAAGAGTCGTACACTCCGTTATCTACGTTTCTTTGAAGGAAAACTAAAAAATCAACAGGACTGTCACCGCAGCCCCAGACCTCTTTTCTCAGCTCCATGTTGAGCAGTCTTGCTGCAACGTATTGGTAGTTCGGGTTAGAGGTAGATATTAAATCATTTGCAGACTTAATTAGTATTTTATGTATCTCTACACTTGAGATACCATCGTAAAGTGATAGGTTTGCGTTCATCTCAATATCGGAAAATGAAACGCCATTTATATCTTTGGTTGCCCACATAACAACCTTATGAATCTTCTCTACTAAAAAGTCTTCCTTTTTTCCATCTCTTTTGGAAACTTGCATTGAGCATAGTCCTTATGTTCGCTATTAATCAGATCTTCGTTGTTTGTATTATAACATACTTTACACTGATGTCAAGCGGTCTTGGGTGTATTTATATGAAAAAACCCCGCAGGATTTCACGGTGCGAACATCCTGCAAGGTTATCGTTTACGGGGCTGCTACTGCTGCTGCTGCTGCTGCTGCTGCTGCTGCTGCTGCTGCTGCTGCATCAGCTTTACGCCTCAACTCCTTTTGCTTTTTCTCTATTTCGTTTTGATCAGTCACTGCACTCATTGTTTTTAATCCTTTCTTTATCTTTAGACCTTACATATATAATAGTGTGACAACTGACACAACACAACCACAAACCGTCATAAATTAGATCAAACCTTATTAAAGACTTAAACGGCAGGAAGAGCTTACCTCTTCGCTACCGTAAAGTCTAAAAGTCATTGGCGTGTCCGTTTTTATTCTTCGTGGTTGCTTTTAAGCCATTTAATAGCCGTGTCCAAACCAGCAGCTACAATTGGTACAAATAGGGCGGCCATAGCACCCATGTTAATATCTTCCATGTTTTGTGAAAGATAAGTTAAGACTGCCGCACTACCAACCAAGATAGCGTTTTTGCCGATTTTAGAAATGTCGGCCCAGTTAAGTGTGAATTTTTTAGAACCCATTTTAGTTCTCCTTATAAAGATGAATTAAGAATCCTTCATGCTCTTTCTCCGTGATCCTGTACGGGTAACCTAAGAAATGTATTCTTTCATTATTAATAGAGTTTGTCACAATGTCTATTTTTCTACACATTTCAATACAAGAAGTAGTCTCCTTAACAAAGTCTTCTCGTTCGCTCTCATCGACGATGTTTACCCAGTCGAACCCTTCGTTGTTGTCTCCACTTGATTCTGCTAATAGTTCAAATTTCTCGTTGAACCAAGACATTCTCCCGAACTTGTCTACTTCAAACAAAGCCCTGTCATGATAGTGCAAGGAGGCCTTAGATCTTTGGTCTAGAACCTTTTGGGATTTCTCTATACTTTCGCAGGTGA